GTGATGGCCGACGGCGCAATGCCCGTTGATGGCGCTTTGCCTGCCACCGTGGTGTCGAGCGCGGCAAGGCGCGCCACCACTGTCGCCGACCCGCCCTGCGGGTTCACACCAAGCGTTGACTCAATGGCCTCGATGGCGTCGTTGGCGTTGGCGTGCTGCGTGGCATGAGGCACCGTTGCCGAGTCTAGGGTGTCGCTGGCGGTGGGGTTGACAAGGTTGTCCAGGGCGCCGGGGTAGTTGCTGCTCATGCCTTCACCTTCCGCTTCGGCGCTGCCGCCGTCTCCATTGCAGGGGTGGCGTTAGCCGTCTCAACGGCGTCGACCACGGGTGCGCCAACGCGCGCCAACTCCGCCTTCACTTCGGCGGCATGGTCGGCGTTGATTGCCTGCGACAACTCCACCTTCAACGCTGCGATGTAGGCGGCCTCGATGGCGCTCATGGGACTCCTTGACGAGTTGTAGGTGTGCAGCGGGGGCGACGGTGATGTCGCCCCCGCTGTCACGAGGTGGCTCAGTAGCCAGTGGCTGGGACGAGACCAGTGCCGGTGATTTTGGCAAGACCCGCTGGGTAGCGGTGTGCCAACGCGACATAGGAGTGCAGACGGAAACGCACCGTCAACTTGTCCGACTTGGTGTCCGGGAACACAGCCGTGCGCAGCGCAGACTCAAACAAGTACGAGTCCGAGAACTTGCCCGCGAGGAGGTATTTCTGCGACGAGATTGTTGGGATGGTGGAGTCAACATAAACGGGCACGCCGTGGATGTACCCAACCATGCCCTGCGCTGCGCCAGGAGCGACGACAGTGCCGGAAGAGTTGAAGGATGCGTTGCCGCCAGCGACCGGCACCACGAGTGGGCGGTTGCTTGAGTCAACAGCGGAGGACAGCCAGTACCAGTGCTCAGGGCTCATGATGAACGCCTCAGTGGCCGCGTAGCGGTTCTTGGCAAGGGTGGACAGCGACTTCGCCATCGCTGCGATTCCAGCGGCAGCGGTCGGTGAGGCTTCAGTCCATGTCACGGTGTTGCTTGCGGCGTTGATGAGACCCTTGAGGGTGCCCGAGGTGCCATCGTTGTTGCTGATGACCTGCTGGTTCAACTTGAAGGCGTAGTCGGCTGCAAGGTCAGCAAAGATGAGACGGTCAAGTCCGCCAGCCAAAGGCGACTGGTCAACGAGTTGCACGGCGACATCTTCGTAACCACCAATGGTCTGCACCGGGGCGGTGACAGTGGCGGTGACCATGTCGGTGTTGGACAGTGCCGCGTTGTCAGAGGCTTGCGCTGCAACGGTGGCACCGGTGGTGATGCGTGGGATGGAGATGGAGTCCGTGCCGCCTGGCAATGCCATGGTCGTGCAACGGTCAGCGGCAACGCGGGCTGCGCGAGGCAAGCCAGCAAAGAAGTCAACAAGCCACAGCGGTGGACTGAACTCGCCACCGGCGGTGTCGGTGCGGCTGATGTCACGAGTTTCGACTGCAACCTCGTCGCGGTGACGGTTCAGTCTGTCCCATGACGAGACATCGTTACGGACGAAAGCGTTGACCATGTCCTTGGCGAAGGAGAACTCGCCGCGCTCTTCGTAGGTCTTGGCTTCCTTGGTGATGACGGCAGCGCCGGAGAAGGTCGGCACCGAGGTGGCGCGTGCTTCGGCGATGGTGGCGGTGCGAGCCTCAAGGGCTTCGGCTGACTCAATCTGTGAGTCAAGGGTCTTGATTTCCGCGTGGCGCGCTTCGACAGCCTCAAGGGTGTCAGTCGTCGGCTCAGCAGCCAGCAACGACTCCGCAGCAGATGCTGCAGTGTTGCGGGCTTCGCGGAGGGCGTTGAGCATCTTGCTCATGGTGTCCTCCTAGGACGGGTTGAGTGAAGGCGTCGTCGAGGCGAAAGCGTCGAGGACATCGGCGGCGAAGGTGCCGCCGAGAATCAGATGTGCAGCTGCGTGTGCTGCGCTTGCAACCAACGGCGGCGCAAGTCAAGATCAATGTCGTCGGCGTTGCGCGCGACCACATCAGTGGCGGAGTACGCAGGCCAAGTGACGATGCTGCACTCGTAGAGGTTGAGGTCGGTCAAAGTCCGCAGACCGGCTTCGCGTTTTTGCCCATCGGGGGCAACGGTGAACGCGAACGATTGCTTGGTGACATCGCCACGGGAGACGGCGCTGTACGCCTCAACGGCTCGAGGGTTGGCGGGGTCGAGTTCGGCGCGCATCAGCAAGCCGACTTCGTCTTCGCGCAGCTGCAGCGTGCCCGACGCCGTGGACGCCAACGGCAATTGGTCGGTGTCGTGGTTGACAAGCAAGTAGACGGGGTCGCCACTAGCCAATGACCGCGTAAACGCTCCTGGTGCAATCTGCTCACGGAAGGACAAGCCATCGGCTTCCACATTCCACTTGGCGGCGTAGCCCTCGATGACGAGGGTGCCATCGTCGGCGGCTGCGGCACGGACTTCGGTGTCCACGGTGAAACGCTCAGCCGTAGCGAGGGCGGATTTGCGGCTCTCAATCTCATCGTCTTCGCTCGAGCGTGGTGTCGGCAAGTCCTTCGTCACGGTCAAGATGGACGCGGGCTGCACCACGGTGCGGTCGGTGGGCACGAAGCCATTGCCTTGCTCGTTGAAGACGCGAATGGTGAACAACGGCGCATCGGGTGTGGCTTTGAGTTGGAAACCTTCGGACGACTCCACGATGCCATCCATGGCAACGGCTTCGACCTTGCCGCTGCTGCGACCGTTCTTGGACTGCCACGACACGAAAGTGCCCACGCCAAGGTCGGATGCTTTTGCCCGACCTTCCATGGCAATTTCTTCAACGGTCTCGCCTTCAACGGCGTCCTCGTCCGGGTCAACCAAACCAAGGCTTTCAATGACCGGGTCAAGGGCTGCGTCAGCGGCTACGAGCAACGCATACGCCTGCGCCGCAACCGGGTCGGTGTCCTTGATTTGCTCAAGCAAAGTTTGTGCCGCGTCAATGCTGGCATCCGCTGCGAGGATGTAGTTGTTGACGCCATAGGCGGTCTCGCCCATGAGTTGGGGTGTCGTGTCTGCCACGGGTTCCTCCACGGTTGTCGCGCTGATGGCGCGGATGTGTTCGGCAATCTGGTCGCGAATACGCCCAGACCATTCCAGCCCCGAAGCACCACCATGAGCGTCGAACTCCTCGCCAGTGGCTCGTTGCAAGGTTGCATGCAATGCGACTGCCTGCACCATCGTCAACGCTTCCCCCGTACGCACCGCCGCCGCCAATACGCCAAAGCCGTCATGCGCGGACGCGGTCTCGACCATGGCGTTGGTGGGGCGGTAGTTGTTCATCAGTTGAGCACTCCCATGACAGGGGCGGAAGTGTCCGCGTCCTCACCTAGCGACGGGTTGACGCCGCCAGCGGTGATGGCTCCAGCCATTGCCTGGTTGAACACATCGCCGCCGACATACGGCTCAAGGCCAAGTCCTTGGCGGACTTCATTGGGCGACTTCGCGCCCATCATGACGAGGCTCTGGTCAACGCGCGCACGGGTCAACGCATCGGTGCGTAGCAAACTAGAAGTGTCAAAGGCGATGTCGGAGCCAACCATGATGGAACTCAGCGCCACCTCAATGCGACGCAACCATGGCTGCACCGTGTGCGTGAGGAAGTCCAAAGACGCCTGCTCGACATTGGCATAAGTTTGTGAGTCGCCCGTCTTGGCACCAATGAGGTGCGAGGGGACGCGGTAGATGCGGGCAATGTCGGCCACAAGTTGCTGACGCATCTGCTCAAGTTGTTGGTCGCTGGCGCTGACCGTGACCGGCTGCCACTTCAAGCCATCACTGAGCACCGCCGGGCGACGCGCTGCGCGGCCATGCGTGGACTCCCAAGTCGCCTGCAAGATGCGCGCCTGGTCAAGGGTGATGTCCTTATCGGTGGACAGCACCGACGATGGCGTGGCGCCGTTGGCGTACCAATTCGCCAGGTGCCTATCCATTGCCAACGACAAGCCAATGACGGTGCGTGCCTGCACCAATGGCGACACACCCACCAACGACTGCGGCGGCGTCAACCAACGCAAGTGCAAGATGTTTTCGCGGTCGATGTCGTTGCCGAGGTGCACATAGCGACGCGTCGTCATACCTTCGCCGGGTAGCACCTGCATCTGATACGGGTGCAACGGCAGCAAACCAATCGGGCGACCACTGCGGTCGCGGTCGATGAGGAGATAGGCGTTGCCATGCAAGCCAAGGCTGGCAACAATTTGATGCAACAACTCAAAGGTCGTCGAGTTCGCCGGGTCAGGGTTGGCAATGAACTCCGGCAACGGCATCGCTGAGCGGGTGCCGTTGATGACATCAAACGCACGCAACGGCATCGACGCCACCGTGTCAGCGAGCAAACTCACCGACGCCATGACCGCACTGATGCCCAACGCCGACGACTCATCCACGCGCTCGCCAGCGGCGGCGGTGTAGCCCATGGAGCCGTACGACATCGAGTACGGCGTCACATAATTGTTGAACGCCGGGAAGGCGCCACGAGTGGCGCGTCGAAGCAGACTCACTTAGCGCCTC